CGTACCCTCACTGGGTCGTTCTTCGAGTTGATGACATCGTAGCGTGAACAAAACGTGCCGCTGGAATGAGATGAAATAACTTCTGGTTTCATCCCAGTGGCACGGATCACTTTGGCGTTAAAATCGACCAGCTCGTCATCTGTAACGGCAGCAATCATGTCGTCACCCTCGACGATGAAGGAGTCGAGCGGTAAACCCGCAGCCATCATCAAGCATGCCACGACAAGACAATTGCCAATAGATGTCGTCACGTCACCGCTCATCCGTGTTGCATCCACATCATATCGTGCGCCGAAGAATGTCTCAACCTTGTTGTCCAAGGTGAGTTTCAGCAGTTCAGCGATATGAGGTGGGAACACGTGATGATAAATTAAGTGCTCTGTGGCCTCAAGCAACGCTCGGGAACAATGTCGATCAAATCGATGAAAGTCGACCTCAAGTGTGTTCAATGCCCTTTCTTTGAGAGACTGGACTTTGAGGGCGCGCTCTGCAGGTGACAAGCCCTTTATGAAAATGGGCAGGACATCAGTCGCGCGCTTCTCCATTGCAGCCACCCAAGGGCCGGCGTGAACCTTAAAGGTGTCACTCCGGGCTTGGATAGCACGCGGATCACTCTCCTTGTCAAGTTTCTCAACCTTCATGAACATTTTGACAGCAGCAGAACAAGGACACTCTTGCAATTTCCGTTGCAGTTCAGTTCTGCGTACGGTGTTGAACCTTGTCACCCAATCTTCGAAGAGCAGAGGTGTTTCGACGGGGCCAATCCTATGTGCCAAAACTACGGCGGCCTTGGTTATTTCTTGGCTGATGTGTGTGGTCATCACTGGTGGGACCGCGCGTTCAACGATAGACGTGAACTCGTTTTCCCAACAGCGCTGAGGCACACATGGTACAACCTCAACCAAAGGGTCGTAGTTGACAAGGGTCCGCCATGAGACGAACTTGGTGTACGCGTACCTTGTGATGTCGACAAGCTTCCGCTTGGCTTTGGCGAGCGGGGTGCCGACTACATATCCGAACCCGCGAACGGTGCCACCGCATACCTGTACGACAGTGCCACCGTATCTCCGATACCACGGTCTTTCGACAGTGGGCTCCTCAGCAACCAAATCGGACACATATTGATTGGACTTTCTGATTTCTTCCCTGTTTAAACGACAGTGCATAGCTATGGTCAAACTAGCGCTCTCGTTTATAACCCGCGTGATCATGTCGGTAAGGTTGTGAGGAATGCTACGGCCTTTGGTTACACAAAAAGTGCGGGCCTTCACATGGAGTGCATGAACGGTCCGGGAGTCCAAGGTAGTGCCGACGACTTCGGCCAGCAGGTACTTCTCAAGTCCATTCCATGGCTCCTCTATAAGGGCTGTGCCGGGGTCGGAATACATGCCGAGAAAGGGGTAGGGTACATTCATTACGACGCCCTTAAATACGAAACAAGTCTCATACTTGGCAATCCTTTTAAAGGCTATCACACTGCCGTCTGCGCCAGGGATGACACATTCCCCACTCAGCCAGCAATTTGAATGTACATAAGGTAAATCATTCCCACGGGTATGGGCTCGTACCTGATCACCAACCATGGTAACCTCAATCTCTCCATTACAGTAATCACCTGTTCCTGGAAACACGTGGTGCATAGAGTAGATTGTGGTCCCGACAGGAAGTGCAATGAGCTCTGTCCTGTCAATATAATACATGGAGTGGTTGAACATGTACACGGGCGCATTGGTATTGCAGCCCAGCTTTCCCATCCCACTAGTGAATCTGTTCCTGCATGTCGTAACATTGTCATCGGAAACTCCCACGCGTGAGACCTCCCGGATGATGTCTGATGGACAAGTAAAGGGACAGCAGCAATGTACCACGCGCGTGCGGTCGGATTTCTTGTTGACCTTTGCGTGTCTTGCTGGATTACCTCCGATATCCTTGACAAGTTGTCCAGGATGTTCCCGGAAAACATAATCCTCAAATCCATTTCTAAGCAAGGCAGAAATTGGGTGCGTGTGATGGATTGTGCCGTCGGATACGGCAAATCCAAAGCTCTCAAGCAGTTCTATGCCAGATACATCGATTTTATAGGGTTGCGAACAGCTCACGTTCGCCATCCTTATCTCCGCAAGATGCGGGTTACGTAAAGACAAGGACAGGGTAAATCAAATAAAGGAAAAGTGGCGAAAGCCCAAAAG